TGATTCTTCCCGCCGTGTTGTATCGGAAAAGTGATTGCCGGAGGCGCTTATGGCAAAAGTATTTACACAAGAAGAGCGGGAAAAAATTAAAGGGCAGGTTGTTGAACTTGTACGTCTGAGCGGTCGCGAGACGTTGCGGCAACTGGAAGCCAGGACAGGTGCGACAAGATATCTGATGAGTGTTCTCGCCAGAGAGCTGGTTGCCAGTGGCGATGTATACAACTCTGGTTACGGGTTATTCCCGTCTGAACAGGCGCGTAAGGACTGGCAAAATGCTCGCAAAAAACTCTCAAGGGCAAAGGTGAAGAAACCTGCAGTGGTTGATCCGGACCTTATCTGGTCGTTACCAGACGGCGAAATACGCCGCTACGACAGGCGCCTGAATATAATCTGTCGCGAGTGCCGGAAGAGCGAAGCTATGCAGCGTGTACTGGCATTTTATCAAGGAAATGTTAGATATTTTAGACGTTACTAGATTAAAGAGCATTAGTTCAGATGTGAATTGACATTTTCATGGCGCAGGGTAGAGCCAGCGTGGTTGTCCGCTTTGCGTCAAAACCAGATATTACCAGATTTAGACATATATTCCCGATAGCCCTGCTCTGATGCTACACTCTGTGCTATTTTCATGACCCCAATAAAAATATTTATGACTATTGCTGATTTCAAACGGCCTAAATTGGAGCTTCCAAACGGGGCAAACAAACTACTACTGCACTCTTGCTGTGCTCCATGTTCCGGTGAAGTGATGGAGGCGCTTCAGGCCTCGGGAATCGACTACACCATCTTTTTCTACAACCCGAACATTCATCCTCAGAAAGAGTATTTAATTCGTAAGGATGAAAATATTCGCTTTGCTGAACAACACGGCGTGCCGTTTATCGATGCTGATTACGACACCGACAACTGGTTTGAACGTGCCAAAGGAATGGAATGGGAGCCTGAGAGGGGGATCCGTTGTACCATGTGTTTTGACATGCGTTTTGAGCGGACAGCGTTGTACGCTGCTGAAAATGGTTTCAGTGTGATCAGTAGTTCACTGGGCATTTCACGCTGGAAAAATATGCAGCAGGTTAACGAGTGTGGGCGGCGAGCTGTTGCGCATTATCCGGGTATGGTGTACTGGGATTATAACTGGCGCAAGCAGGGCGGCTCGTCCCGTATGATTGAAATCAGCAAGCGCGAAAAATTCTATCAGCAGGAATATTGTGGCTGTGTGTATTCTCTGCGCGATACCAATCTACACCGCAAATCTCAGGGACGCCCTCTTATCAAAATTGGCCAACTCCACTACGGAAAAGAAGAGAAGGAGTGATTTTATGGATCACCTTTCTGATTGATTTCATATTGGCGAGGTGACGTGAGTTAAGTAGAATTGCTGCGGGTGCCTGAGGCTGTCTGCCTCAGGCATGAACACCAAAAGGCAGATAGAGAAAGCCCCAGTTAACATTACGCGTCCTGTAAGACGCTCAACATTAATCTGAGGCATATGGATGCGGATGAAAGAATTAAATAAATTCAGAGTGATAGACCTCTTTTGTGGGGCAGGTGGATTATCTTATGGTTTTCTTCATGGAGAGATGTCTGACTACTTTGAAAGTATCCTTGCTATTGATAATAATGCTGCAGCTATAAATACCTACAATGCCAATTTTGGTTTGCATGGAGTTCAGGCAAATATTGAGGAGTGGGCATCCAGCAATACTGTTCCTGAGGCTGATGTGGTCATAGGTGGCCCCCCGTGTCAGGGATTCAGTTTATTGAATAAGAATCGTTATGGTGATCACCGAAGAGCATTGTGGGAGCCTTATATGGATGTCATTGAGCGTTCAAGGGCTTGTATGTTCGTCATGGAAAATGTCCCCGGATTGCTGATAAGCGATGAGTTTGCGGACATTACGTTTAGAGCGAAATCCATGGGCTTTATTCTGCTTAATCCAATGGTGTTGAATACTGCTGACTATGGAGTACCTCAGACAAGAAAACGAACGATAGCAATCGGTATCAAACGAGAACTCTTCGATGTGCATAGTATTCCGGCGTTCCCGCCAGCACCAACGCATCGTTCCCCTGATAAGGATGTCGCTTTGCCTGAATGGGTCTGTACGCGTGATGCAATTGGTGACTTACCTGCTCCTGTTGGAACTGATATTCGTAATGAACTTCCTCCGCTGAACTTACATTTTGGGCGTAATCCCACTCCTGTTTCTCTGGAGCGATATAAAGCGGTTCCACCAGGAGGTAACCGTTTCGATTTACAGAAAAAAAGACCTGATATAACCCCGGCGTGCTGGCTAAAAAAGAAATCTGGAGGGACCGATTTGTTTGGACGTCTGTGGTGGGACAAACCTTCAGTAACGATTCGTACTGAGTTTTTCAAACCGGAGAAAGGGCGATATTTACATCCGGAAGAGGATCGGCCAATAACTCATCGTGAGGCAGCGAGATTAATGTCTTTTCCTGATAATTTCATTTTTACCGGTTCAAAAACTGAGATTGCAAAGCAGATCGGGAATGCTGTTCCACCGCTATTTGCGGCAAAAATCGCACAATATGTGTATGGAGTTTTGCAGGGACGGTATAAGAATAACATCAGTAAGAATAGTCAAGCAGCCTGAAGGAAATCCAGAAATGAATGGAGATTTGGTTGACAGCATAGTTGGTTTTGCTGAAGCCAGAAAGGAGTTTCATGCCCAATTGTTACTGAATACGCTCACAATTAATACTGCCGGAGTTGTTAGTAACGCAGATAGCAGTAACAAAAACAGTAAAGCTATAGCAAGAGAAATTGCTCGCTTCTTGCAGGCTGAAACGATTGGTGAACGTGTTGCAGGGCAAACATCTGGTAATCAGTTTGAGAGTATCTGCGCAGAGTTTATAGAAAAAACCTTTTTTAAACTCAGCCACTTACGCCCTGGAAAATGGAATGTACATCAGGTTTCTGGTAGAAACAGATTAGAGATAGCTAAATATGAACAATATGCCCATCTTATAGCATTGGATAGTGCTGCAAAAAGTAATCCTCAGCTAGCTGCTGCACTGGGGAGTGATTATACGATTTCACCAGATATTATTGTTGAAAGAGAACCTGAATGTGATCAAGTTATCAACAGTCCTGAATTACTGGTGGATGATTCTGTTACCCGCATGTCAGCTCTCAGGAGTTCGAATGGTGGGAAACCAATATTACACGCAAGTATTTCCTGCAAATGGACAATAAGAAGCGACCGGGCCCAGAATGCTCGTTCTGAGGCATTAAATCTTATTCGCAACCGTAAGGGAAATCTCCCTCATGTAATGGTTGTTACTGCTGAGCCTACTCCAAGTCGTCTGGCGTCTATTGCTCTTGGTACTGGTGATATAGATTGCGTGTATCATTTTGCGCTTTATGAACTTATATCAGCAGTTGAAATACTGGGGCTCAGCGATGCAGCTGACATGCTTTCCGTGATGGTTAATGGTAAAAGATTAAAGGATATTTCTGATCTTCCCTTGGATCTTGCAGTCTGACATCTCTACGTAAATAGAGTCTGTCATATTTTAACTGTGATGGCACGTCATTGACTTCAGTACATTTTTACTAACCCGCTTCGCGGGTTTTGTTTTTTCCTGGCATTCTGGTTTACAATCCACACGCCAGCCTGAACAACTGGCACCTGCTGCGCCAGCAGAGACAACCGATGGCGCACAATACCAAACACCACAATTCTGATGCCGACCCTGCCAGCAGACACGGACGGCGCTCTCACGCATTCAAATATGACTGGTACCAGCATGACCAATGCACTGAAGAACAGGCCGAGTGGCTGATTCAGAATTACCGCAGACGTGGATACCAGTTTCAGAAAGGCCTCAATCCTGACTTCCGACACTGGATAATTTCCGTCAGGCTCCCTTATTCCGAACGCCCGCCGCGTCCGTCCCGCACATATCAGCAACGCATCTGGAGGTAACGTGCGGGTATTACTTCGACCTGTTCTGGTACCGGAACTCAGTCTGGTTATCGTTAAGCCAGGCCGTGAATCAATGTCAGTATTCCATAACGGCAGAATATTGGTGGAACCGGAACCCAAAAACATGCGCAGTCTTCCGTCCGGCGTCGTTGCAGCCGTTAGCCAGCCGTTGGCTGAGGATAAAACATTACTACCATTTTTCAGCGATGAGCGGGTAATTCGTGCAGCAGGTGGTGCAGGTGCACTGTCTGACTGGTTATTACGTCACGTGAAATCCTGCCAGTGGCCACACGGCGATTATCATCACAGCGAAACAGTCATTCACCGTTACGGTACCGGCGCGATGGTGTTGTGCTGGCACTGTGACAACCAGCTGCGTGACCAGACATCCGAATCACTCGAGCAACTTGCTCATCAAAACCTGTCAGCATGGATGATTGACGTCATCGGTCACGCAATAAGCGGTACGCAGGAGAGGGAGTTATCGCTGGCCGAATTATCCTGGTGGGCGGCCTGCAATCAGGTGGTGGATGCACTACCTGAGGCAGTAGCGCGTCGTTCTCTGGGATTACCGGCGGAAAAAATCCGCTCCGTATACCGTGAAAGCGACATCATACCGGGAGAACAGACCGCCACCAGCATACTGAAGCAGCGCACAAAAAATATTGCGCTACCGCCTCACACCCACCAGCAACAGAACCCACCACAGGAAAAGACGGTGGTCAGCATTGCCGTTGATCCGGAGTCTCCGGAATCCTTCATGAAACGACCTAAACGTCGCCGCTGGGTAAATGAGAAATACACACGCTGGGTAAAGACACAGCCGTGTGCGTGTTGTGGTAAGCCAGCGGACGATCCTCATCATCTGATTGGTCATGGTCAGGGTGGAATGGGAACAAAATCCCACGATATTTTCACGCTACCGCTGTGTCGGGAGCATCACAACGAGCTTCATGCGGATCCGCTGGCGTTCGAAGAAAAGCATGGTTCCCAGGTTGATTTAATTTTTCGTTTTCTTGATCACGCCTTTGCGACTGGCGTGCTCGGGTAAAAGAGGTGACTGATGCTCATAGAGTTTGTTTTGCCTTACCCGCCGACGGTGAACACCTACTGGCGACGTCGTGGCAGCACATATTTTGTATCAAAAGCCGGTGAGCGTTATCGCCGGGCTGTGGCGCTTATTGTTCGCCAGCAGCGGCTGAAATTAAGCCTGTCCGGAAGGCTGGCGATAAAGGTGATTGCAGAGCCACCGGATAAGCGTCGTCGCGACCTGGACAACATTCTGAAAGCACCGCTGGATGCGCTGACGCATGCGGGAGTGCTCATTGATGACGAGCAGTTTGATGAAATCAATATTGTACGTGGTCAGCCAGTATCTGGTGGACGGCTGGGTGTGAAGATTTACAAAATTGAGAGTGAGTGAGCGTAAATATGATATATCCGGAAATTACAGGCAAAAGCGGCGAACATTTACGCCTGAACACGCTGGAAGCAGTCTGGATCCAGGGGAAATTACGGATGTGGGGGCGGTGGTCGTATATCGGTGGGGGTAAATCCGGAAATATGTTTAACCGGTTACTGGTTTCGAAAAAGCTGACGAAAACAGCAGTTAATGAGGTTTTACGCAGAATGAAGAAATCCGGGCTGGAAAAACCGGAACTTGAGGCATTTTTTCGGGATATGACAAGAGGAAAGCAGAAGAGCTGGTTGTCACATTGTACAGACACAGAGGCGTTGATTATTGATCGCGTTATCAGTGAGGTGCTTGGGGAATATCCCGGGCTAATCAATGTTCTCCGGCAAAGGTACGAAGGACGGGGAATGAGCAAACTGAAAATGGCCGAAAGGTTAAATGCAGATCATCCTGATTGGTCGTTGGTTACGTGCAGACGCCGAATTGATCAATGGTTGGGGGTATCTGAATTTATGTTATATGCCCCCATGCGCATGGCTTTTGTTACAGAGAAAAATGTTGCAAACTGATCAATAAACTGCTTCAATCCGTATAAGCTTCGCAAAGCTGTATCGCGAGGCGAAATGCAAGTTTTTTCGCACAAGGAAGCCACCGGAAGGTGGTTTTTTTGTGTCCGTAATATACAGCAGCGCAATAAATTCGCTGGTGGTTATTAATACCGTTCTTTCAGCTTGCTGGCTTTTTCGACAAGAGTTATTGGTGTGTCACGTTAACCGGAAAAGGGAAAAAGGCATGCTAAAACAGCAGGATATGACCGAAACCGCCAGAGTGGTGTTTAATGAATTAAGCGTCACCGAACCGGCGACCGTCGAGGAAATTGCGCAGAACACTTATCTTTCACGCGAACGCTGCCAGTTAATACTGACCCAGCTTGTTATGGCGGGTCTGGCAGATTATCAGTTCGGTTGTTACAGACGCCTTCCTCAGTGAAGGCTTTTTTATTTGTGGTAATGGGCGGCTGGTGGGTGTTAGCGGCACCTGCCAGCCATCTGCTCATGCGTTGGGGTCACAAGCAAACCTCAGGCCCATCTGCTTTGCGCAAAAGCGGTATGAGCCTATCAGAGAAGTGCTTATTGATCTATGGCTAATACTGTAAAAATATCCAGTTGTGAGTTAATCAACGCTGATTGCCTGGAATTTATCCAGACCTTACCGGAAAACTCTGTCGATCTGATAGTCACAGACCCGCCANACCGCGTCCGTCCCGCACATTCCAGCAACGCATCTGGAGGTAACGTGCGGGTATTACTTCGACCTGTTCTGGTACCGGAACTCGGGCTGGTGATCGTTAAGCCGGGCCGTGAATCCATGCCGGTATTCCACAATACCCGGGTACTGGTGGAGCCGGAACCGAAAAGCATGCGTAATCTGCCGTCCGGGGTCGTTCCTGCCGTTCGCCAGCCGCTGGCGGAGGATAAATCATTACTGCCATTTTTCAGCGACGAACGAGTGATTCGTGCTGCTGGTGGCGCTGGCGCATTGTCTGACTGGTTACTGCGCCATGTTAAATCCTGCCAGTGGCCACACGGCGATTATCACCACAGTGAAACCGTCATTCACCGTTATGGTACCGGCGCAATGGTGTTGTGCTGGCACTGCGACAACCAGCTGCGCGACCAGACCTCCGAATCACTCGGGCAACTTGCTCACCAAAACCTGTCTGCATGGATGATTGACGTCATACGCCATGCAATGAATGGCTCGCAGGAACGGGAATTATCGCTGGCTGAATTATCCTGGTGGGCGGTCCGCAATCAGGTGGCGGACGCGCTACCGGAAGCGGTATTACGTCGTTCGCTGGGGTTGCGTGCGGAAAAAATCCGCTCAATGTACCGTGAAAGCGACATCGTACCGGGAGAGCAGACCGCCACCAGCATACTGAAGCAGCGCACAAAAAATCTTGCGCCGCTGCCTCACGCCCACCAGCAAAACCCGCCACAGGAAAAGACGGTGGTCAGCATTGCCGTTGATCCGGAGTCACCGGCTCAGTATCTCCAGCGCCAGAAATCACAACGGGAAGAGATGCCTGTATACACGCGTTGGGTAAAAACGCAGAAATGCATGACGTGTGGCAATCAGGCAGATGATCCGCATCACATCATTGGTCATGGACTGGGAGGGATGGGAACAAAGGCTGATGATTTGTTTGTTATTCCGCTGTGCCGTAAATGCCATAGCGAACTACACGCCGGGGTAAAAGATTTTGAAGAAAAACACGGCAGCCAGCTGTTGTTGCTGATTCGTTTTTTAATGCACGCGAGAAATTCGGGTGTTCTGAAGTGGAAAGCATAAATGACTGAACGCATAGAATTTGTTTTGCCTTACCCGCCAACGGTGAACACTTACTGGCGACGCCGTGGCAGCACATATTTTATCTCGGAGGAGGGAAAGCGTTATCGCCGGGCTGTGGCGCTTATTGTTCGCCAGCAGCGGCTGAAATTAATCCTGTCCGGAAGGCTGGCGATAAAGGTGATTGCAGAGCCACCGGATAAGCGTCGTCGCGACCTGGACAATATCCTGAAAGCACCGCTGGATGCGCTGACGCATGCGGGAGTGTTAATGGACGATGAGCAGTTTGATGAAATCAATATCGTTCGTGGTCAGCCAGTATCTGGTGGACGTATGGGGGTGAAGATTTACCCCATAATGCATGAAGAGCAGGTCAAAAAATGAAACTGGAAGATTTACCGAAATACTACTCCCCAAAATCCCCTGGCCTGACCGATGCATCGGCCTCAACGTCAAAAGATGCGCTGAGTATCACTGATGTGATGGCCGCGCAGGGCATGACACAGAATCGGGCTGAGATGGGGTTTTCTGCGTTCCTGGGGAAAATGGGCATCAGTATGAATGACAGGGCGCGGGCAACAGAATTACTGGCAGATTATGCACTCAGTCGGTGCGATCGTGTGGCGGCGTTGAGAAAACTTCCGGCAGAAATAAAACCGGTAGTGATGCGCATTATGGCTTCGTATGCGTTTGAAGATTATGCCCGTAGCGCGGCGAGCAAAAAACAGTGCCCCTGCTGTCACGGAAAAAAATTTATTGAAAGCGAGGTTTTTACAAACAAGATCCAGTATCCGGATGGTAAGCCACCAGTGTGGGCAAAGTGCACAAAAGGCGTGTATCCGTCTTACTGGGAAGAATGGAAAAAAGTCAGGGAGGTGGTAAAAGTTGCCTGTCCGGAGTGTGGCGGAAAGGGTGAGGTTTCCACCGCCTGTAAGGATTGCCGTGGGCGTGGTGTCGCCATTCATCGTGAAGAGTCGGTAAAACGTGGTATGCCTGTTATCAGAGATTGCCAGCGTTGTGGTGGTCGTGGCTGTGAAAGGCTGCCATCAACGGAGGCATTTAATGCCATATGCAAAGTGACGAGTGCTATCACGCTTGATACGTGGAAAAAATCAGTGAAACGCTTTTACGATACGTTGGTGGTTCGGTTTGACATTGAAGAGGCATGGGCGGAGCGGCAGTTAAAGAGGGTAACGCGATAGTGTTGTTGATTTTTCCCGAATCTGTGGTAAATTTGCTCTAACGATGGGCGTTTTATGCCTGACGTTAGAAGATTTTTTACACCCCGCCGCCTGGCGGGTTTTTTATGACTGAAATCGCGTCAGTACAGTAAACGCGCTGGTGGCGGTGAATACCTGTCTTTCAGCTTGCTGGCTTTTTCGACAAGAGTTATTGGTGTGTCACGTTAACCGGAAAAGGGAAAAAGACATGCTAAAACAGCAGGATATGACAGAAACCGCCAGAGTGGTGTTTAATGAATTAAGCGTTAACGACCCGGCGACAGTCGGGGAGATTGCGCAGAATACTTACCTTTCACGCGAACGCTGCCAGTTAATACTGACCCAGCTGGTTATGGCGGGTCTGGCAGACTATCAGTTCGGTTGTTACAGACGCCTTCCGCAGTGAAGGCTTTTTTATTTGTGGTAAATGGGCGGCTGGTGGGTGTTAGGGGCACCCACCAGCCATCTGCTCATGCGTTGGGTTCACAAGCACACCTCAGGCCCACTGCTTTGCGCAAAAGCAGAATGAGCCTATCAGAGACAGGCTTAATGATCCATGCTTAATACTGTAAAAATATCCAGTTGTGAGTTAATCAACGCCGACTGCCTGGAATTTATCCGGTCGTTACCCGAAAATTCTGTTGACCTGATAGTCACGGACCCGCCGTACTTTAAAGTGAAGCCTGAGGGCTGGGATAACCAGTGGAAGGGCGACGATGATTACCTGAAGTGGCTGGACCAGTGTCTGGCGCAGTTCTGGCGGGTGCTGAAACCTGTCGGAAGTCTTTACCTGTTCTGTGGTCATCGCCTGGCATCTGATATCGAAATCATGATGCGTGAACGCTTCA